AGCTCTTTGCTTAGTTTTTCGTGTTGGTCTGTGATTTCCTCTTTAGTTAGGCCTTTACCTACTGTTAGAGTTGGTGTGTTAGGATTGGCTCCCCATAATACAGCAGAACCTTCAAACAAAAGTATTTCCTTGATTAGGTTGTATTCCTCTGCTTGTCCTTTCTGTTGTGCTTCGGCTTTGATAGTTCTAAATCCTACAGAGTGCTGGTTGATATGACCTGACTTGTAAAACTCTAAAACATCATTTCCCCAAGTTGTATTAGGTACATCAGTAATTCCTACTAAATAGTCACCTTCTACATACAACTCAGAGAATTTGCCAATGGCTGACTTTAGGCTTGGATTGTGGTCTGTCAAGTGCCAAATCAAATTAGCACCCTTAGGACCTCTTTCTGCCATAGTCTTGTTATAGGCTCCGTGATCAATGACATCATTGTCATAATCTTTAGATCCCATTTGGCTAATGGCCACTTTCACTTTACGTGAAGTTTCTGATACGTCTCTTACTGAGTCTGCTATCAGTTTTTGTTCGAAATATCTTTTCATAGTTTTTATCATGTCGGGAGGGTTAGGTCTGGTTCGTATTTCATTTTCCGCAGTACTGGCTAAGGCCACCTAATCACCTCCCATTATCTTCTGATTAGTCTACCTCTTGCATCTCTTTTAGGTACTATAACATAACTACATCTACAGTTTATCACCATTGCTGGTGAACCACCTGGAGCTAGAGGATATTCTATCTGTTCTCCGCTTCTAGGGTCTGTAAAGTTTTCAAAGAAGTCTACAACTTGGCCATCCATGTGATAATGGTCTTTAGGTTGCTTAGGTCTAAACCCTCTAGTTCTAGAATCTTGAAACGCAATCCACTCTTTAACCATTTGATAATTAAAGCCTTGTGCAGCTGCCTTTACTCCTGTATTAGCTGCCCTTCCCACTTCAGTCCTAACTATCCTTAAAGCCTGCATGCTAGTAAAGCCTGACTTAGTTAATATCTGAATTAACTCGTCTTGGGTCTTGCCTTTCTTAATGGCTTTCTCAATAACTACTAACATGTGGTTTCTAAGAGTCTCAGAGGTTTTAACTATTCCAAATTGAACTAAAGTTTTATTAAGTTCGCCTAGAATGTATTGCACCCAAGTCTCACTTCTACTCTTTTCGCCTATCTCTTTACGGATTCTCTTATAAGTTTCGTTAGCATGATAAACACCTACTTGTTTGTAGATATCCTGTAACGGCTTATAAAGCTCATCACTCCATAACTGAGTGCGCAAAAGAGCTAAAGTATTGTTTACACCTTCTCTTTTTATAGTACCTATCAAAGAACTTACAACTTTGTCTAGTTGTCTTTTAACCTTAGGAAAGTGTGTTTTCTCGAATTTGAGGTTTTGCCTCGCATTCTCCTTCGCTAATAATTTCCTTTCCTGGTCTGTCATTCATCAATCTTTGTCTTAATGCCTCTCTTTTGGCATCCATCTTAGCTTTATATATCGCACAGCACTTTTCCTTTTTAGTTATTGGATAAGTCTGTTTAATTATCATCTCAATCATCTACTTCGTCAGTATCCTCCATGTCATCCATATCATCTGAGCTTACCTCCTCATCAGGCTCCTCTACATCATACTCACTCAAAGGCATACCATCCTGAGTAGTAATCCAAGGCTCATCAAATAAAGGATTGTCTATTCTTTCAAGTCCTAAGTGCATCCTCTGTTCGTTAGGACTTAAAGTCTTAAGATCTTTAATCCAAGCACTCTTTTCAGCTACGTCTTCAGCTAGTTCTGTAAATACAGTATGGTCGAAGTCGACATAAACATTCTGTCCCTTGTATCCCCAGTCTGTTTGGAGCTTACGATTAAAATGGTTTCTAAAGGCAACAAGAGCAGGAATCGCACAACGCGCTGTAAGGGCCTTTTCAGCCTCTCTGACGTTGTTATAGGTTGAAGTCTCAGCATCACCCATGAGTTGACTAGGTACGCCATAAACGGCTGCAAATCGCTTTAAATCCCATTTCTCTGATTCTATGATAGAAAGGTCAACAGGACTAAGTCCAACCTCTTGCCAGCCCATCTTGTAACCACTGACTCCAATACGGCCCCAGTTGTCACTACCTACCCACTCACCTTTGCCTACGAGTTTTTGCTTAACCGCCTCTACTTGTTTTCTAGTATCCTGAATATCAGCACCTCCGTTTAAAATTCTAGGATCGTCAACATAAAGTACACCCTTAACACCTTGATTCTCAAGCATTGCGGCTGATGCCTTGATAGCTGAGTTTGAACGGCTTAAGCGTCTAAGAGCAGCCTTTAAAGGACTCATGCCGTAAAGATGCGCCCCATTAACATCCCAGTCATAATTCTGATACCTATCATGTAAGACTTGAGCCTTAGGAAAAAAAGCATCTGACAAGTTCGTCATTACATAAGCCTCCTCAATAATCGGAAACCTGTTAGTACTAGCAATAATGCTTATTTCCTGATATGGTAAATTATGCAACTGAAAAGGCTTTCCCTGATTGGCTCCTAATTGTAACATCTCAGCCCAAACAGTTCTACCTCCTGTAATTAGCTTCCAACCTGTAGAATTACTTACAAGGTCTTGAAACGTCTCGTATTCATTAGGATATCTTAACAGCTCGCTAAGTCTGTCAACATAAACAGGCTCAAGGGCTTTTTTCTTATATCCAATTGCTTTTTTATAGTCTACCGTGCTTAAGTCTTTCTTTCTCATCAAACCTTCATAAGACTTAAAAGCCTCCTCATCGACAATCTTATAAGCCTGCCACTCGGGTAGCCTTACCTTATCTGTAATAAGAGTTACCGCTGTATAGATGATATCATTAACCTGATATCCGTCAATAATGTAATTCTTTCTATTGTCAGCTATTCCAACATAGGTTCCCCCCATCATTGTGTATGACGCAAAGGGTTGGCCTACATTCATTAAGGGTAAAGCCTTACCTCTTAACACATTCCAAGCATCTTGTATTTTACCCATATTACCACGCCAAGACCTCGAATCTTGGCTTATTTAGTTTTGTATAAATAGCGTACCGCATAGCATCGCACAAGTGATCCCACATCTTTACAGGCTCCTCATTTTGGTGAATCTTACCATCCTTGTCCACTTTCCACCTGTACGACCTAATCTCTTTAATCAGGTTAACACTAGATGGACTTATTATAAGTGGCTGACTCTTAACCTTTTGTATCACTGCGTAAACGTCTTTGGCTGCAGGCTTAGCGTTAAAACCAGCCCTAGTCAATTCTTCTATTGTCTTGGGTTCAGCATTATCGCAAAAAATTTCAATAGACCTACTAATGCCCATGTCCTTTAATCGTTCCGCTAAATCGTTGGTAGTCAGCTTAGTTTGGTAAATCATTTCCTCGACATAGGTCTTGCCATCTTTGAATCCAACCTTTACCATCGCTGTGGGTACTGAATAACCGAAGTCAAGCCCGTACACAACCTCGCAACCTTCAGGGAATTCACCCTGTTTCCAGTGGGTATAGATAATCTCTTGACTCGTTCCCCTTTCGCCTAGTCCGTAGACTTTCCACAAATTGGCGTCCGCTTCCTTCAGGCTTTCAATCTCGTTCACCTGTTCACGTGGCAAAAATGGGTTATCCTTGTAAGTAGAATGTATTAACAGGTTCCCCTCTTTGTCCGCTACATCATATACCCAACTACTTTCGTCCACAGGGTTAAAATCCAAAAAGATTGTCTTGCGTGTCCTGAAGGCCAATTGCTGATAGATTGACTGACTTAATAGGTTTGCCTCGTTTATGTAGAGGATATCCCTACCCGGCCCTCTTACCTTTCCAGCATCCTCAGCCCCGAAAAACTCTATATAACTTCCGTTTGGAAAGTTGTAGATATTGTCCGTCTTATTGAAAGCGTCATCCGAATATAGTTCGGCCTTTTCTAGTATTTCAAGCACGTCCCGCCTTGCTCCCCTTTTCAAGTGGGGTAGTGAAGGGCTGACAATTGATATACTTACTTTTTCCTTGTGCGGTATGTAAAGAGCTAAGAGTTGAGCAATTGAATAGGTCTTACCCGAGCGGGTGCTCCCCTGATTCGCAATTACTCGGTAGGTCCTCAGATCGTATGCCTCCCGGTTCCTCTGAAAAACCTTCGTGAACTTGACTCGAATTTGCTTCATTTGCTGTGGCTTGTTCGAAAACTATATTAACTCCGCCTTCGTGATTCATTGATATAAATTGCTTAGCTTTTCCGTAACCCCTATTTAAAAGCAATTCCGCGGCTTTTACGTCACCCTTTGCGGCCTTCTTTAGTAGGGCCTCCACTATTATTTCCATCCCGTCTTTGCCATCCTTATTAGGCCCTAAAACCTCAGCAAGTAACTTGTCCAGGTCTGGTAACTTCTTTGGCCTCCCATTCGGGTTTCCTGTTTGTCCAGGCTGAAACTTCTTACCATCATGAGGAAAAGCCACTGTCTGTATTTCGTCTTTTTATGTGTGTGTTATTGTAAACCTCAGGTTATTGTAAGTATTTAATCTTATATTAAATTACTTTCTTTTTTTAACCTTATTCGGTAGTTTTTTTCCTTTACTTTTCTTATTCCACTCAGCTACATTTACTCCCTGCTTTGCTAGTTTCTTTTTGTTAGCATTGAAGTATTTTCTTTGAGCTTCGGATTTGTAGGGCATTGCTAGGAAAAATTCTACTGCTAATATACTAAATTTTTTAGTATTAATGAAAAATACTTATTCACATAGAAACAAACCCCTATTTTTAAAAAAATATGCATATTTATTTGGAATTGTATTTAACATGTATGTATATTTGATTATTAATTAACCAAACATTAAAACAACATGAAAAACTCTAATCTAATCCGCAAGGTAACTGTTTCCCTTCGTTGGTATTTCCGTGACTTTTTTAGCATTGCCAACGGTTATACTGTTTTATCTTCTAACATTTAAAAAACCTATTTATGTTAGCTGTTATTCGCTTTATTGTAGTCTTTATTCTAGTGTCCTATTTGATAGGGCTTATTCAAGATCAATTTTGTAAATAATTAAATACCAATTAAAATGAAAAACACAGAACTTCAGCAAATCACCTACGAAATGTTAATCGAGAACACAGGCCGCCATCCATTAGACAGTGGTGGTATTAATGGCAGAGCTTTCGAAAGAAATGCCTCTAAATCTTTGCAGGATTTTATTGATGAGCCGGTAGAATTAATAAAAAAAGACGGTGAATATTACTACCGCACCGTATCTACATTTCATTACATTCAATGTCTTGGCTTATCTCTTGACTACATTTGTCGCAATTTCAATGAAATTAACACAGGCGCGGACAATTGGGATGCTGACTGCGAAGCCTATGGGGTATCCACTGAGGCATGGGATTATTTAACGGAATTCAACGAAGTAAAGATTTTGCGCACCTTTAATACTTACAACGGGGACAGCGATTTATCACAAATTTTGCAAGGTGCCTGGCTCACAATTAACGGCGATACCTATTTATTGCTACAAATTCACGGAGGTTGCGACGCCCGTGGAGGATACACAGATGCGAGGTTATTTGCTCATGATGAATGCTTATGCGATTATTTGCCCGAATATAAGACACAGGATGAAATCCTTGAAGATATCGAAGCAGGCGCAGAGGTTAACTGATGAGGCTTTAATAGCCGAAACAAGCTCGAAAGGGCTTGTATTAACCAAAAACACATTTATGAAAAAGAAAAAGAAATTAAACCCCTTTGAACTCTTCTACGATTTTTGCGGGACTTTTGACAAAACCTTAAAAAGAGAATATACAAAGCAAAAGCTCAAAAGCAAGGGAATTACCTTTCCGCAGTTCTGTTTGGTTACATTTAGTAACATGATGGAAACAGCGGAGGATGTTCTAAACTTCTAAACTTGACAAGGCCTCCAGGCCTTTTTTTTGTCCAATTAGGTCCTATTTAAGGCCTCAAAATTTTGTCCAGGTATTTAGATTAACTTAGATAAATAACGGCTAAAATGAGCTAAAAAAGGCTACATATTAACCAGGGGACCCCTTACGGGTCTGTTATTAGTATTCACCTAGTTTGACTAAGTGTAAACCCCTACCGTGGAAATATGAGGGGGAGCCGTGGAAATATTTACTAAAAAATATTTTAGGGGCCAGTGGAATTTTTACCCCGTGGAAATGTAGCCGTGGAAATTAAAAAAGGGGCCGTGGAAATTATTTTCCCATAGAACCGCACTTCCATAAGACTTTGCGGCTCCAGTAGTTAGCTGAAAGTTTTGTGTCTGTACCTTTTATTCCTCCCGATCTAGCACAGTATGACTTACGCCTAGCTTTACTCTTATGCTGGCGATAATCCTTCATTGATGAGTCACCAAAATGTATGATTTTCTCTTTTCCTCCCTCACAAGCTTTTACTACCATCTTTTTACCAGGTCTCCAACTCTTCATTGGCTTGTTGCATGGCATTTCAGCTTTTACCCTTTTTATCATACTTTAATATAAGGAAAAAAGGTGACATTTCCAAATTATATCTTACTATTCCACTCTAAAAGTATTCTAACCATCTCTAGCATAACACCTTGACCACCTTTGCACTTTAGAATGTGCATTCCATCAAGATTTTTAACCTCTTCGCTTGCATCTGATGGACAAAAGCAATATTTAGCCTTTTGGAACATAGGTGTATCCCATGCTGAATCCCCTATAGCAATCTGATAGTCAAAAGGTATCAATTCTTTATTTCTAAGTACTATCATCTCAGCTCCTGACCTTCTAAGGTAATGATCAGCACCTGGCCAAGAGGAGGCCGTGACAATATGCACCTGATACCCCATAGAAATTAACTCTTTAATAGCTCCTAAGTCCTTGTTATTGAATGACTTAATTATTTCACCTTGATGGTTCACCCATATCTTGCCATCAGTAAGTACCCCATCTACATCTACACAGATTGTCATTTGTTTTTATTTATAGTTTCAAATATTATCTGTTTTGGCAAAACATTTTTACAAACATAAACACTTGAAAATGGAGGATTTAAACTTGGTTTTGGATCAGAATAGTCCTTAAAATAGCTGATTCTTTTATCAAAATACATCATTTCAAAATCATTGTTTCTGAACATTGAAAATCTTGACTGACTTTCAAATAATCCAACAACTCCTATTAACATACAAAAAGGTATGTTAAGACCAAAAAGTTTAGCCAAAACCTGTGTTTTTAATGAATAAGGAGGATTTGAAATAATATAATCTATTTTTAAAGGAATGGCACAATTAAAAAAATCTACTCCTGAATCTATATGAGTATTAATTACTTGATGACCATTTTCTTTTAATATTTTTACATAGTTACTTTCTTCGGTATCAAATGGACACCAAATCAAACTATTTTTTTTAAGATATTTGAGCATTGGGATTATTGCATACTTTGGAGTATAAAATTCATCATTTGGGTTTTTATCATTTGTAATTTGTGCCTTATTTGTAATCAAATCTAATTTCATAAGTTACTTTTTTACTATCCAAATAAACCATCTTTTATCTCCTATGGTCTTTTGTATTACTTTATAAGGGTCCTGTCCTATGGTTTCAATAAAGCCATCACCCTTTTTTAGTCTTAATAAGTAGTCCTTTCTATCATCCCAAATCTCCTCTACAAAGATGTCATTTTGGTGAAAACCTTGCCAATTTTCGTGGGTTGCCTCATTCTCAAATCCTTGAATAATTAAGTATCCTCCAGCTTTGACTGCTTTAAATAGGGCATTGTAGGCTTTATAAGGGTCTTGTGTATGGTCAATGGCATTGCTTATATGCACAATGTCATATTCATTTTTAAAGGGTAACTCCTCAGCAGGGAAAGCCATAGGAGGATGGACCTTATGCCTATCATAGTCAAAAATAACTCTGTAAAGGTCACCTAATGGGTCTACAGCCCTAACATTTACTAAGCCATTAAGAATAGAAACTACTCCTGATCCTACATCTAAAACTGTTTCGTGTGGAACACTTTTAATAAAGTCTGCTACCTCTTGATGTAGCTCAGGTGTTTTTACTTTTTTAACCCATCCACTTAGGAATCGGTCTGTCTTTACAAATTGTTGCCAAAAGGCAAGTTCGTGGTAAATTCCTTTGAGTTCTGTGTGTGTCATATATTTCAGTTGTCAAGTTATTCTTTACTACTTAGGCCATAATTTAGTTTGC